GAATACTTTTAGAAACAGAGCGTCTTCCGAACCACCTGCATTTACTCTTCCAACTGATACTGGACTTGCATTTGCCATAGTGTTCTCCTTGTTTATGACGTTTATTTATAAAAGCCTCTTCAATTAATTATTTAGTCAAGATTGTCCCTCGCAAGGGGTCAAGTTATTTGGCTAATTAAAGTTGGCAGTTGCCACACATAAGTGTTGCACAACTATTGTTTAGCAATCCCACTTTCTAAGTGCTAATGCTTTTCTTGTAGGTCTACCTTTAGCATCAGTCATTCTACCCTTAACGCCTGACATACGAGCACAAAACGATTTACGCCTTTTGCTTGTTTTACTTTTTGTAGGAGCTTTTAGGTTATGACCTTTACTATTAAAATGTGCTCTCCCTCTAGCATTTAATCCACCAGAGGGATTTTGATATTTTTTAGCAACCATTATTTCTTGGCTGTCTTAGCCGCTCTTTTAAATTGCTTTGCAGTAGGAGCACCTTTGCTTCCTACTTTACGCATCTTCTCACCTGAACCTGCTTTAATTCTAGCACGTTTCGCATGAATGTTTGCGTATAATCCTTTTTGTTTTGCCATTATTTCTTTTTCTTACTGTTCATTATTTTTGATTTTAAAGCGGCAGGTAATCTTTTCTGTCCACCTTTTAGTTTACTACTAGGTCTTCCTTTTTTAGAACCATAAGTTCCTTTTCCCATTGGCATAGTTATTTCTCCTTCTTTGCGTTTTTTGTTATTTCATCAATTTCAGATATGGCATGTTTTGCATGTACTCTTTTATCAAACTGTGATTTTATAGTTTTCATAAAGTTGTCATGGTCTGCAACACCAACACTGTTTTGTAAAAATGTATCAATAACTGCTGTACTCTCAGCAACTTCTGCTTCGTACAATTTTCTTAATGCTATTAACCACATATTACAAATCTGATTTAGAAAGTTTATCTTGAACCATTGCTTGATACGCAGGGTCTTTTGTGTACCTGTCATCAGACATAGCTCTTGTAACTTCAGCCCAAGACTTATAACCGTCTTCACCTGTTACAGTAGCTTTACCTTCTACAAGTGTAGGCTCATTACCATTAGCTTTTTCAAACTTTGCTTTTAATCCTACTACTGCTAACTTTGCAGTTTCTATATCTTTAGAATTTACGGCTGTGTTGTATGCTGTCTTTTCATCTTCAGTCATATTATCTGCCGCCCAATTAGCCATCTCTGTGTAAGCATCATTACCACCTACCATATCTTTAATAGATGTAGCTTGTTTATCAGCGATTGCTTTTTGACCTTCTATAAACTGATTAACGTAGTCTTTAGGTATACCTGCTTTTTCTAAGGCTTCGTAAGATTTAGTATCTAACTCACCTTTTTCACTGTACTCTTGTGCAAGAGTGTCCATGTTTAATCCTGCACTTTCAACAGCTTTCTCAGCTATATCTAATTTATTATCTGTATTAGTTTCTTTTAACTCTGCTTTTGCAACAGGGTCAACTTCTTCTTTAGGAGTTTGTTCACCAAGTTTCTTTTCTAACTCTGAATATGACTTTGCTAAATCTTCAACGCTGTTGAATTTTTCAGGTAAGCCTTCAGGTTTACTTTGTGTAGACTGCTCCTCTACTGGCTTTTCGCTAGTAGTTTCTGCTTCTTTTATTTCTACTGTTTCTACCATTTGTTATCCTTATTGTGGTTTAGTTAAATTATTTGCAACTTGAGGAATGGCTTTCTCTGCCATTTGCATCATCTGGTCATTTTGCATTTGCTCTTCTTGAGCCGCTTGTTCTTCTGCTAGTTGCTCTTGTGATTTTAATAGACCATCTGTATCAATCCCTAAACCAATAGCGATACGTTTTATTAAATCATCAGGGTTTAACGCCTGTACAACTTGCGGATTTATCTGTGCAAGATTTCCTATCTCTGCAACAAATTCTCTTAATTTTTGTAAATCATTACCTCTACCTAATGCTTCAATACCTGTAATAATAGTAGGCTGTACTGTTCCTTTAGGTAGTTTAGGTATTTCATTTCCTTGTTCCATTCTTTTCATAAGAATAGAAACTAACGGTAATTGAAACTCTTGTGATAATAATGAATATATACCACCCATAGCAGTTTCTAATTGTTCTGCCATGTATCTAATTTCTTGTGCTGTTACTCTTTCTGCATCTCTTTGTATTGCTGTGTGTAGTAAGAATGCGTAAGACATTCTCTCTTCTAATTTAGCAATAGATTTTTCTACTACTTGTAAATCATATTGTTTCTGTGCTTGTAGTACAGACACATCTTCAGCAGTACCAGTAATGATGTCACCATTTCTAGTCATAGCTAAATCTTTTTTTCTAGTAACAGAGTTAGGTCTAACCATGAATACTACTTTAGATGAAGCCGCCGCACTTTCTACAAGTGCTTGTGATAATCCTTCTAATGATTTTAAATCACCAATAAATTCTTCTACATATCCTCTGCCGTAATCTTCATTATCTACTCTAACCATTCTTAGAGCTTGATATGGCATTCTTTCTTTTTTAAATGTACCAATACTATCTGGTATTTTAATTCCGTTTACTTCTTGGCAAACATAAAACTCACTGTCATTTAATTTATAAATATGTGTGTATAATTCTATTTCTTCATCTGACTTATAATCTGGGTCAGCTATAATTTGTTCTGATACTTCTTTACCTAAAGATAAAATACTAGCTTTCTCACAAATAACTATTTCTAATACATTACCTGACGCATCTCTTCTAACTACATACTGTGATAGAGGAAACACTCTCATGCTACCTTTTTTTGGTAAATAAGTAAGACAGTTTCCACCTACAATAAGATGTTTTAGAGCTTCAAATACACTCACTCTTAAAGCAAGTTGTTCTATTTTATTAGATACTTCTTTTTCTATTACAGACAAAGACTTCTCAATGTCAGTCTTCATATCTTTATTTTCTTCTAATTCTTTTTTAGCGTCACCTGTAATTGATAATCTAAAAAATGGGGAGTTAGGGGGAAGCAATAATAAAAGAAGTTTACTTGCTAAATTGTTGACACCTCTTGCACCAACTGATTGGAATGGATTGTATAATTCACTTGAAGATGTAAAGCCTTCAGGTTTGATAAGTGATGGTATAGTTAACTCACTACACTCTTCTGCTCTATCTAAATAGTGTTCTCTTTCTGTAGTTAATTTACTATATCGTTCTTTTGCTGTATGTGCTTTCTGTAGACTACCTTCATATTCCATCTAATTATACAGTAGTTGTATTAGTAGCTATGTTTAAACCAGAAGAAGTATTTAAAGCTGAAGTTCCTGCCTTCTTAACTTTTTTCTTCTTTACGTTTAAGTCCTGTTCATTCGCCGTTACCAACTCTGGTGCAGTTTGTTCACCCACAGTTTGTGAAGTGTTAACTGGTGTTGGAGCAGGTTCAGTTTTAGGTGGTTCACTTGGTCGTGACATGCACATATTATTCAGCCCTCTCTTTTAGTGTGTTAATAAAATTTACTACGTCCCTTTGACCTGCTTTAAAATAAATAGTTTTAGTATCATCTTTTAAATCAGGTGATTTTTCAGGGTAAACTTCATTCAATAACTTTATTAAGTCATCTACTTTTTCTGGTAAGACTAAGTCTTCCGTTACGTTTTTCATCTAAAAGTGTAAGGTTAGTCCCAAAGATTACCTGTTACAGTACCTTTGTTGTATTCTGTAGCTCTGTTTTCAAAGAAATTAGTATGTTCTACACCATTTAATACCCAATCAAGCCACGATAATGGATTGTCTTTAACACCATAATTAGGTTTTAAAGATAGTTGTAGTAACCTTCTATCTGCAATGTATCTAATATATTGTTTTACTTCTTCAGCTTTTAATCCTCTGATACCACCCATTGTAAATGCTAAATCTATAAACTTATCTTCTAAGTCAACCATATCTCTAGCTGTTTGATAGATACTTGCTTTAAATTTTTCTGTCCAAATATTTGGGTTTTCTTTTATTAGTTGATGAAACAATTTAATCATACTTTCAACGTGGTGTGTCTCATCTCTAATAGACCAAGTTACTATCTGACACATACCTTTCATTCTTCCGTATCTTTGAAAGTTAAGTAGCATTACAAATGAAGCAAACAACTGTAAGCCTTCACCAAATGCAGAGAAA